AACTGATGCATCAGCATCGGATGTTCGTGACAAAATTCACGATATTCTTTATTCAAAAGCAGCAGAGAGAATTGAACTCGCAAAACCATACGTAGCATCGTCTATGTTTGGTGAGTCTGAAGTAGAAGAAACAGAGGATCAAGAATAATGGCCAATAGAATTAAAGTTCTTGGGGCAGAAGCAGCACTTCCAACTACAACCGGAACGGCGACTAGTTTTAGTTCGGCAACGGTTGTTCGTTTAGTTAATACTGCACCGACCACAGAATATCTAGTTACAGTGGTCGAAACACAGGGTGGAACCGTTGTTGGTTCTTTCACTCTACCTCGACTACAAACTGAACTTTTGGAAAAATTACCATCACATTGTGTGTATGCGGCGAATGCTGCTGTTTTGGGAGCAAAAGTAGGATTCACAAACTAAAACAATGAAACTCATCACAGAAGAAATTCAAAAGGTAGAATTTATTACCGAAGGCAAAGGTTTAAAGCAAAAAATGTATATTGAAGGTGTTTTCCTTCAAGGTGATATTTGCAACCGTAATGGAAGAATGTATCCAATGGAAACACTCTCCCGTGAGGTAAAAAGATATACCGAATCTTTTATTAATAAAGGTCGTGCTCTTGGTGAACTTGGACACCCTGATGGACCAACAGTCAACCTTGATCGTGTTTCTCATAAAATTGTTTCTCTCACTGCAGAAGGAACAAACTTTAGAGGTAAGGCACAACTTCTCGAAACTCCAATGGGTAAGATTGCAAAATCTCTTATTGGTGAAGGAGTTTGTCTTGGCGTTTCTTCTCGTGGTGTTGGTTCATTAAAGATGACTAATGAAGGTCATAAAATTGTTGGCGAAGATTTTATGCTAGCAACTGCTGCTGATATTGTTGCCGATCCTTCTGCACCTGATGCTTTTGTTCAGGGAATTATGGAAGGTAAAGAGTGGGTTTGGGAAGGAGGAATTCTTCGTGAAAGACTTGCAGAACAAACTCAAAAGAGAATTAATACTCTGGTTGATCAAAGAAGACTTGAAGAGCATAAGTTGAATTTATTCAACGAATTTCTTTCAAATCTTTAATTTATAAATAAATATAGATTATCTAAGAATCTAAACAAAAATGTCCGTTGGTAGAAATTTACAAGAAATGGAAAACGTAGTAACCAAAGGGGCTGCACCTGCCGATCCAATGCCACAAACTGGCATCGAGTACGAAGATTTGGGTGGTCCTACTCCCGAAAATTATCGTCCAGATGACGATTCCTCCAAACTCAAAGACCCATCTGCAACTCTTGCTCAGGTAAGAGACATTGTTAATGCAAAAGCAATGAAAGCAGAAGAGACTGAGATTGAAGATGAAGTAATTGAAGAGGAAACCGAAGAGGAAGAGACCGACCTCGAAGGTGAGGAAGGTGGTGAAGATTCAGAAGAAGATACTGCCGAAGAAGAAGAAGAAGTAGAAGAAGAGTTCAACATCGACGAAGATGTTAACGCTCTTCTCGAAGGTGAGGAGCTTTCCGAGGAATTCCAAGAGAAAGCACGTACCATCTTCGAAGCAGCGATTAAATCGAAAGTTGCCGAAATCAAAGAGTCTCTCCAAGAGTCATACGCAGTTGCTCTTGTAGAAGAACTCAATGGTATTAAGTCGGAACTCACCGAAAGAGTCGATGCATATCTTGAGTATGTTGCTGATGAGTGGTTCCAAGAGAATGCACTCGCAGTTGAGCACGGTCTTAAGACCGAAATGACCGAATCATTCCTTCAAGGAATGAAGGGTCTTTTTGAAGATCATTATGTAACAATCCCTGAAGATAGATATGATGTAATCGAGAGCATGGTAGATAAACTTGATGAAATGGAAGAAAAACTCAACGAGCAAATTCAAAGAAATGTTGCTCTTAATAGAAGATTAGCCGAGTCGGTTGCTGATGTAATCTTTGCAGATGTCGCTGAGGGTCTTGCACTTTCTCAGAAGGACAAACTCGCTTCTCTTGCCGAAAATGTTGAGTTTGACAGTGAAGCAGACTATCGTGAGAAGCTAGTAACTCTGAGGGAATCATATTTCCCATCAAACACTGGTACTCAAAGAAGCGCAACTGAGAATCTCTCAGAAGAAGTATCATCTGATGAAACGATCACCGAATCTGTTTCGCCAATCATGGCTGCTTACTTAGAGACTCTTGCAAGAGCTTCTAAAAAGTGATTTTTAGATCATAATCAAACAACAACACTTTTAAAAGAGGTAAATTCAAATGCAAATGTTCAATGCCGAGCATCTGCAGGAGAAGTGGGCACCTATTCTCGACTATGATGGTCTTGATTCAATCAAAGATTCTCATCGTAGAGCGGTAACCGCTATCCTGCTAGAAAACCAAGAGAGAGAACTCCGTGAGGAGAGAGCATTCCTCTCGGAAGGTCCTACTGTTAGCACTCTTTCTGGAACCGGTAATCCTGGTTTCTCTGCTGGTGCTTCTGCTCCTGTTGCTGGTTTCGATCCAGTTCTGATCTCCCTGATCAGACGTTCAATGCCTAACCTGGTCGCTTATGACCTCGCTGGCGTTCAACCAATGAACGGTCCTACTGGACTCATCTTCGCAATGCGTTCGAAGTACACCAACCAGAGCGGCACCGAAGCACTGTTCAACGAAGCAGATACTGCATTCTCCGGACAGTCAACCAACCTCAACAATACCGCTGGTTGGACTAACGGCACCGTTGGTCTTGGTACTACTGCCCAAAGAGGTACAAATCCTGGTCTTCTGGATGCTACCTATCCTGCAACTGGCGATGCTCAAACCTACAACGTAGGTCAGGGTATGCGTACCGATGTTGCTGAGAATCTTGGCGACGGTACTGAGGGTCACTTCAACGAGATGGCATTCTCAATCGAGAAAGTCACCGTTACCGCTAAGTCACGTGCTCTGAAAGCTGAGTACTCACTCGAACTCGCACAAGACCTGAAGGCAATTCACGGTCTGAATGCAGAAGCTGAGCTTGCAAACATCCTCAGCACCGAGATCCTCGCAGAAATCAACCGCGAAGTTATCCGTACCATCTATAACGTTGCTGAGTCTGGTGCTCAGGCAAACGTTGCTACCGCTGGTACTTTCGACCTCGACGTTGACTCCAACGGTCGTTGGTCAGTTGAGAAGTTCAAGGGTCTTATCTTCCAGATCGAGCGCGATGCTAACGCAATCGCACAAAGAACTCGTCGTGGAAAGGGCAACATGATCCTCTGCTCCGCAGACGTTGCTTCCGCCCTGACAATGGCTGGTGTACTTGATTACACCCCCGCCCTCAACGCTAACCTGAACGTTGATGACACTGGCAACACCTTCGCTGGTGTTCTGCAAGGTAAGTATCGTGTTTATATCGATCCTTATTCGGCAAACGTTTCTGCTAACCAGTACTATGTGGTTGGTTATAAGGGTTCTTCCCCTTATGATGCAGGTCTGTTCTATTGCCCATATGTACCTCTCCAGATGGTACGTGCGGTTGGTGAGGACACCTTCCAGCCCAAGATTGGATTCAAGACCCGTTATGGTATCGTTGCTAACCCATTCTCACAGGGTACAACCGCTATCACTGGCGACGGTCTGGTACGTAACGCAAACCGTTACTACAGAAGAGTCAAGGTTACCAATTTAATGTGATCTCGATTCACATATCTATCAGACCCCCGAAAGGGGGTCTTTTTTTATCTAAATAAAAATAAAACTAGTAGAAAAATGAAGCCTACTCCTAGACAATCGCAAGAAATTCATAAGAACTACGAAAAGGTTGTTGAGCATCTTATTAAAGAAGGATACGCAGAAGATAAAGAATCGGCAAATAATATCATCAATGGTATGAGTGAGACTTGGTTTAATCTCATTGTTAACGACTGATAATGAAGACTTTTAAAGAGTTCATATCAGAAGCACTTCCTTTTGGAGCAGTGGTACAAACTAGTTCTTATGGTCCAGGATTGTATGGAAATAAGACTGCTGATGGGACTGTTCTAACTCCAAATACAAGGGGAGTTGCTCATAAATCATTACCACTAGGAAGTAAAGTAAAAATTACTGATCCTAAAACTGGTAGATCTATTGTTGCACCTGTTGTTGACAGAGGTCCTTATCACGGCAATCGTCAATATGATTTAACAACACAAACAACAAAAGATCTTGGATATAAAGACTATAAGCAATTTGGTGTAAGAGATCTTGATGTTACACCAGTAATAAAACAAAAACCAAAATCAAAAATTCCCAATTTAGGTATAAAGGTGAACATGAGTATTCCTAAAATAGTTCCGACTAAAAAGAAATAATGGCAAATTGCAATTTTCCAAATCAAATTTCTAATAGAAATTTTTTATCTGCGGTTGGATTTAAATTTACCTTAGCAAAATATCCAAAGGTAGATTTTTTCTCCAATAGTGCGAGAATCCCAGAGATTTCTCTTGATGTTGCTCGCCAATCAACATATTTAAAGGATCTCGATATACCTGGGGAAAAGTTAAATTATGGTGATTTAACTTTAAAATTTATGGTTGATGAGAATATGGAAAACTATATCTCAATTTACGAATGGTTAACTGGTTTAGGATATCCAGAAACAACTTCACAATTTAGAACATTGACTACTGATGATACCGGAATTAGAGATCAGAAAGAAGCATTTAGTGATGGAACTCTACGTATTTTGAATAGTAATTTTAGAGAAGTTGCAAAGGTTAAGTTTTTGGATTTATTCCCAACATCATTAAGTTCTCTTGATTTTGACTCAACATCAACGGACATCAACTACTTTACAGCACAGGTGTCTTTCAAGTATACTGTATATCAACTTACGTCATCGATTTAATGGATCTTGATCAAATTCAGGAGATGTGGCAGAAAGATTCTGTCATAAATCCTGATAACTTACACGATGAGTCTTTAAAAATACCCCAACTCCACGCAAAGTATTATACAGTTTACAATACAATTACCTTGTTGCGTGAACGAGCAAGAGAGACTTATAACAAGATAAAACTTGAACGATACAACTACTACACCGGAAAGGCACCTGTGGAGGTTTATGAGGAAGAACCATTCCCATATAAAGTTAGAGATAAAGAAGCATTACAGAGGCATATGGACGCCGATGAGAAACTGAATAAGATAGATCTAAAAATTAGATACTATGACATTATGCTGAAATTTCTAGAAGAGGTTATTAAAACAATTTCAAATAGAACTTATCAAATCAAAAATGCCATTGAGTGGCATAGATTTCAAGCAGGATTCAACTGAGGCAGAAATGCCTCTTTTTTATTGACAATAAATATTTTTGTATTGATATGAACTTATGTCACACTTGGTTATATCTAAAAAGAATGAAGTATTTTTGCAGATAAAGGCAGAACCTCACGTTTACTACGAACTTGCAGATCAGTTCACGTTTGATGTTCCAGGTGCCAAGTTTATGCCTCAGTTTCGCAACAGACACTGGGACGGAAAAATTCGTTTGTTCAATACACAAACTGGTGAAATTTATGCTGGCCTTTTAGATAAGGTCACTCGCTTCTGCGAAAATCACGATTATACTTATGAGTTCACAAACAATAAGTTTTATGGTCTTCCCTTTGAGGTAAATGAGCACATCTCAAAAGAAGGTGTGAAAGATTATATGACTTCTATTTGCAAGTACGCTCCCCGCGAATACCAAGTTGAGGGAGTATACGACGCTTTAAGACATAATCGCAAGTTGCTGATATCTCCAACTGCTTCTGGAAAGTCGTTGATGATATATTCGATTGTCCGATATTACGTTGAGAAAGGACAAAATACTCTGATAGTCGTTCCGACGACATCCCTTGTAGAGCAGATGTATAAAGATTTTGCAGATTATGGGTGGGATGTTGGTTCATACTGCCACAAGATATACGCAGGAAAAGAAAGAGAAACAGACTCTCAGGTAATCATTACAACCTGGCAATCAATCTACAAACTTCCGCGTCAATACTTTTCAAGATTTAATGTCGTTGTTGGAGATGAAGCACACCAATTTAAATCTAAGTCATTAGTATCTATAATGACAAAACTTTCTGATGCTAAATTTCGTTATGGTTTTACAGGAACACTCGATGGTACACAAACACACAAATGGGTTTTAGAAGGTTTATTTGGTCCTTCATACAAAATCATCAGAACAGAAGAACTGATGCAGAAGGGTCACGTTGCTAAATTAGACATTAATATTCTTCTATTGAAACACCCACCAAATAAATTTGAGACTTTTGAGGATGAAGTTCAGTATATTATCAATCACGACAAACGCAATAAGTTTATCAAGAACCTTGCTCTTGATCTTAAAGGTAATACTCTTATTCTCTTTTCAAGAGTCGAAGGTCACGGTCAACCTTTATACGAACTCATAAATAGTAGTATCGATGAAAATCGTCACGTGTTCTTTGTACACGGTGGAGTAGATACAGAGGACAGAGAAAAAGTTAGAGAAATTACCGAAAAAGAAAATAACGCAATCATTGTTGCTTCTTACGGAACTTTCTCTACTGGTATTAATATTAAAAATTTACACAATGTCATCTTTGCTTCCCCTAGTAAATCAAGAATCAGAAACCTCCAATCAATCGGAAGAGTTTTAAGAAAGGGGGACAACAAAACAAAAGCAACTTTATATGATATTGCCGATGATATCAGTTATAAGTCAAGGAAAAATTATACACTCAACCATTTAATCGAACGAATCAAAGTTTATAACGAAGAAAACTTTAACTATGATATTGTAAACATACCGCTAAAAAACTAATGGGAGAAGAGTTTTACGCAGCAATCAAACTTGTTACAGGTGAAGAAATATTTTCTTTAATATGCGTTGATGATAACGATGGGGATCCTATTATAATTCTTCAAAATCCTGTGATAATGAAAGTTATTAATAATCACATAGGACAATATGTCAAGGTAAAACCTTGGATGGAAATCCCTACTGATGATTTCTTTATTATTAAATATGATAAGATCGTTACTATGACTGAAGTAAAAGAAAGTCAAATGATAACTTTCTATGAAAGATATATTAATGATGAAGATGTTGATATTGAACTAGATGGTAAAGTTCAAATATCAAATAAGATGGGATATATCTCTTCTGTTGAAGATGCTAGAAAGAACTTAGAGAATATTTTCCTTAAAGACCTTAAAGATAATAAAGAAAGCTAGATTCTCATCTTCAACGGGAACAAACCTATTCTAATCATGTTTTTGAATGTTGTCAAGCCCCCAAAGTATGCTATAATGAACATAACAAAAATTTATCTACTGAGACCGATGTTATGTCCAAGAAGAAATCAGAACATTATGTAAATAATAAAGAGTTACTTGAAGCACTGATTGTTTACAGAACAAAAGTTGAAAAGTCATACTTAAAGGCTTTTGATAAAGACCTCACAAAGCAACCAAAAGAAGAAAGAGCAAAGCGTTGGGAAGGCAAACCACCAATCTCTAACTATCTTGGAGAATGCTTTTTAAAGATCGCTACACATCTTTCATATAAACCGAACTTTGTAAACTACATGTTTCGGGATGATATGATTTCTGATGGTATTGAAAACTGCGTTCAGTATATTCATAACTTTGACCCAGAAAAGTCGAAGAATCCATTTGCTTATTTCACTCAAATTATTCACTACGCTTTTCTCCGTCGTATTCAGAAGGAGAAGAAGCAACTGGAAATTAAGACCAAGATCATCGAACGCACTGGTTTTGATGAGGTAATGATGGTTGACGATAGCTTGCTTTCTGGCAGCAGTTCCGACTATAATACGATCAAGGACAATATTGCTTACAAGAATCGATGAAGGTTGCCGTCATTACCGACACTCACTATGGGGCTAGAAAAGGTTCCAAGTATCTTCACGACTTTTTTAAAAAGTTTTATGATGATATTTTCTTTCCTACACTAGAACGTGAAAATATCAAAACAGTCATTCATATGGGTGATGCATTTGATAATCGTCGTTCAATTGATTTGCAAAGTTTAGAGTGGGCAAAGCAGGTTGTTTTTAATCGTATTTCCGAAATGGGAATTACAATGCATATGATTGTTGGAAATCACGATACATATTTTAAAAATACAAACTCAGTAAACTCAGTAGGTCTCCTTCTCAAAGAATATGATAATATTAAAATCTATTCAGAAGTAGAAGAAGTTAAGTTAGATAAATTAAAAGTACTTTTTGTTCCATGGATTAATCAAGAAAATGAGGAGACTACTTTCAAATCTATTCAAAATACATCTTGCAAGTGTGCGATGGGGCACCTTGAACTCAACGGATTTAGAGCTCATCGCGGGCACGTCATGGAAGACGGTATGGAAAGCGAACTATTTGAGAAGTTCGAACTTGTCTTCTCGGGACACTATCACACTCGATCGAACAACGGGAAAATCTACTATCTAGGAAATCCTTATGAGATGTTCTGGAATGATGTGAATGATACTCGCGGATTTCATATCTTTGATACAGAAACATTAGGATTTGAACCGATCAATAACCCATATAAACTTTTTTATAATGTTTACTATGATGATACTCCATATCAAACATTTGATACTCGTGAGTACGTTGGAAAAATTGTAAAGGTCATTGTAAAGAAGAAATCTGATCCTAAGAAGTTTGAAAAATTCATTGATAAACTTTATTCATCTGGAATTCAAGAACTCAAAATTGTAGAGAATTTTGAAATACATATTGATGAAGATTTTGAAGTTGAAGAGTCTGAAAATACAATTTCTATTTTGAATAGATATATTGATGAATCTGAAATCGATTGTGATAAATCAATCATCAAAGGTATTTTACAAAAGATATACTCACAAGCTTGCGAGGTTGAGTAATGTTTCTTCTGACTCTTAAAGATCAAAAAGAAGACGGGGCATACGCTGTTCAAAACCGATATGGGGAAAAGGTTCTTTTCCTCTTTGAAGAAGAAGATGATGCCGTTCGTTATGCTTTGATGCTTGAAGATCAGGAAGACACTGAAATGGATGTTGTAGAGGTTGATGACTCCCTTGCCATAATGACCTGTAAGCGGTATAATTACAAATATGCCGTCGTTACAGTAAACGATATTGTTATTCCCCCGAAACTGAATGATAACCTTTCAAAAGATCCGTTGGCGTAATTTTCTTTCAACTGGTAACAGTTTTACAGAAGTTGACTTCCAAAGTAATCACACAAATCTTATTATTGGAACAAACGGAGCTGGTAAGTCCACTATTCTGGATGCTTTGACTTTTGTTCTGTTTAACAAACCATTCAGAAAGATTAATAAACCTCAACTTGTTAATACAACCAATGAAAGAGAGTGTGTTGTAGAAGTTGAATTTGCAATTAATACTCGTCAGTACCTTGTTCGGCGTGGTATCAAACCATCTGTTTTTGATATCATCGTAAATGGAACTCCAATGCATCGTGAAGCAGATGATCGTGCGATGCAGCGTATCCTTGAAGAAAGTATTCTCAAACTTAATTACAAATCTTTTACTCAGATTGTAATTCTGGGTAGTAGTACTTTTGTTCCGTTTATGCAACTCACGACATCAAATCGTCGTGAGGTGATTGAAGATCTTTTGGATATTCGTGTGTTCTCTGCAATGAATAACATTGTAAAGGATAAACTTAGGGAAAAAAGGGAGCAGGTCAAATCTCTTGATTTGAGGAAGGATAATATTAAGGATAAGATGAAGATGCAGGAAGACTTCATCGAAGAACTAGAAAATCGTGGTAATGCCAACATCAATGTCAACAAAGAAAAGATTACTAAGTTAGATTCTGAGATTGAAATTTACATCTCTCAAAATTCTGAAAGAGAAGAAGAAGTCTTTAAGTTTACAAAAGATCAAGAAGAAGTTATTGGTGCTGGTGATAAGTTATTAAAACTCAACAATCTAAAAGGGAAAATCTCACAGAAAGTATCTGCAATTACCAAAGAGCATAAGTTTTTTAACGAAAATACGGTATGCCCTACTTGTACTCAGACTATTGAAGAAGAGTTTCGGTTAAATAGAATTACCGACGCTCAAAATAAGGCAAAGGAACTTAAAGATGGTTATGAAGAACTTGAACAAACAATAAAGTTCGAACAGGAGAGAGAGCGTCAATTCAACGAACTTTCCAAGGAGATTACGAAACTCAATCATGAGATTTCTCAAAACAATACTCGGATATCACTTAACCAGCGACAAATCCGAGATCTTGAAAATGAAATTCAAACTATTACCCAAAACCTTGCAAACCGAAATACTGAGCATGAGAAGTTAGAAGAATTTCGCTCCAATCTCCAAAAAACATTTGAAGAATTAGCAAAGAAAAAAGAAGAAATCGTTTATTACGATTTTGCCTATTCCTTACTCAAGGACGACGGCGTTAAAACGAAGATAATTAAGAAGTATCTTCCGTTCATAAATCAGCAGGTGAATCGTTACCTTCAGATGATGGACTTTTATATTAATTTCAATCTGGACGAAGAATTTAACGAAACGGTAAAATCACCCATTCACGAAGACTTTTCATATAGTTCATTCAGTGAGGGTGAAAAAATGAGAATCGACCTTGCCCTTCTCTTCACTTGGAGAGAAGTCGCCCGAGTCAAAAACTCCGTCAATACTAATCTGCTGATTATGGATGAGGTATTTGATTCTTCACTTGATGGTTTCGGCACTGATGAGTTCTTGAAGATTATCCGTTATGTCATTAAGGATGCTAATATCTTCGTGATTTCTCACAAATCAGACTTGCACGATAAATTTGAGAATGTGATAAAATTTGATAAAGTTAAAGGATTTAGTAGGATGATTGTATGATTGGTATTATTGGAAATGGATTTGTAGGTAACGCCGTTTATCAAAACCTGAGAGACAAAGTAAATTGTAAAGTCTTTGATGTTGATAAGAATAAATCATTCAACACTTTGGATGAAGTATTGAAACAAGCATTTATTTTTGTTTGCTTGCCAACTCCAATGAAATCAACTGGTGAATGTGACCTTTCGATTTTGGATAATTTTTTTAAAAATCTTCCGGAAGTAGTTGATGGTATTTTTATTATCAAATCAACTGTTCCTATTGGGACAACCAAAAAATATGCTAAAAGTTATAAGGTGATTCATAATCCGGAGTTTTTGACTGCTAGAAATGCAGTTGAAGATTTTAGAAACTCTGAAAGAAATGTTGTTGGTGGTAAAAAGAATCTTTGTCAACAGTTTGTAAATTTCTTCCAAACAATTTTTCCAAACATTCCAAGTGTAATCACCACATCTGATGAAAGTGAGGCAATTAAATACTTTGCAAATACATTCCTTGCCTGCAAGGTTGCATACTTTAATAAAATGTATGATTTATGTGAAGCAATTGGTATGAACTATAATGTGGTTTGTGATGGCGTAACCTCTGATAGTCGAATCGGAAAATCTCATACACAAGTTCCAGGTATCGATAACGATCGTGGTTTTGGTGGAACCTGTTTCCCCAAAGATCTTAATTCTCTGATAGTTCAGATGGAAACACACGGTATCGATGCTGATATGCTAAAATCAGTCTGGTCCTACAATCAACAAGTTCGAACGGTCATCGATTGGTCAGTAACTTAACTAAAATGAAACTTCCAAATTGGCAACATCACTCTAAAAAGGAGCAAAAGCGGAAACTGAAACCGCAAGCACTCAGACAAGCAAAGGCACGTCGCCAAGCATTCAAGAAGCGTCTCCAAAGTGGGGGCGCTTCTTTTTTGATAAATATTTAAAAAGTATTTTATAGAGATGAGTAATAAGCATTATAAGGGTTTGCTGGAAGCGTATACCTCAATATATGAGCAACCAGTAATAGCATCTTCTGGATCTCAACTTGGAGTTGTTGATAAGAAGGATGGAAAAGTAGTTCAAGGAACTTTTCGTGTCCCTACCGATGCTGACTTGGAAAAAGTCAATATGCAAAAATATGTAGATTCTCCTGCTGGAAAGGCATTTTTGCAGAAAAAAGAAGCAGATAAAGCAGCAGGAACTTTTAAAACTCCTGGATCTCCTGGATCGAAGATTAGTACAAGTTCTACATCCACTTCCACTAGCACTTCTAGTGCAACTAACACACCTGTTAAAAATACTACTCCCACTACACCATCTGCACCTAGTAAGTCATTTCAGCAAGAACTTGATGATCTTCGTAAGGCATCTGCACAAGCAACGATGGCAGGTCCTTCGAAAGAAGCGCAGGCATTAATGAGTGATAGAGCAAAGAGAATGCTTGGTGCAGATAAACTGAAAGCAGGTATTGCTGGACAAGAAAGGGTGCAGAGAATGATGAGTGGTACTCCTAAACCCACTTCAGCACCAACATCCACTACTGCACCTACACCTAGACCAAGAGTTCAACCAGGAGATTTTGGTACAACAATGGGTCCTGGACCAACATTTAAAGGTGGACCTGTTCCTCCTCCAATTACAAGACAATCACCACAAACACGTGTTCCTGATAGGAGCGCATCTTATCAGAGAGCTTGGGATAATCGTAACAATCCACTTGCCAAGGGTAGGATTAGGGATACTTGGTCTAAAATGTCACCAGAAGAGAGGACAGCAGCAAAAGAATGGGCAAAGGCAAATAATAAGAACTGGCAAGAAATGGGTCTTCCGGAAAGTGTTGATGTCTATGATCAAGTTTTGAATTTCCTTTTGAATGAGGGTTGTACATTAGAAGAATCAAATTATATTATGACTTATGTTGTGGAGCAGGGAATGCATCCACAAGAGATTGTTGCTCGTGGTATTGCAAATATTCTCGGATTGGATAAACCACATCCAACTGAAATCTTTGCACGTGGTTTGAAGAAAATGCTTTACCCAAACAAACCAGTTGAAGTAAAAGCACCTAAACCACCAGCAAAACCCGCTGTTAAACCAGCAGCAGCAAAACCAGCAGTAAAACCAAATCCATACAGACCAGGTGCAACAATCCGTGCAACTGGACCTAATATGGATAGGTTCCCAGAACTTCAAAGATTTGCTGATCAGGGAAGAAAGATTGCTGAACCAGTTGTTAGAACTGCTGGTGCTCTTTCTGCTTTAAGAAATATTACTCCTGCTGGTGTTGCCGCTGCTGTAATGGCACCAAGACCAACTGGTGATGCTACTTTAACTGCTGCTATGAAGCGTGGAGATGTTGCTCCTCCTGCACCAAAACTCCCAGCACCAGAAAAACCAAAGCCAGTTGGTACTACAAAACCAACGGCAAAACCAACTGCTAAACCTGCTGCCAAACCAGTAGCAAAACCTGCCGCTAAACCAGCAGCAGCAAAACCAGAAACTCCTAAGTTTGGTCCTATTCCACCACTACCTCCAATTGAAAAGAAACCAAGTATCGCAGATACTTTAAAGGATATTCGTGGATCTATTGAGAAGTCAAAAGAGCGTCAAAAAGAAACTCCTAATAAATAACTAAAAAAGTATTTGTAAAATGGAAGCAAAACAAGTTAAAGACCTGATGGAGGCATATGCTTCCGTTTACGCTCAACCAGAAGAAGTTATTGCTGAATCTGAATGTGAGTGTGAAGATGAGAAGTCTGAAAAAGAGACTCCTGAAATGAATGGTAAGAAGAAAGGAAAGAAGGAAGAAGAAAAGAAAGAAGAAATTACTGAATTTAGAAATGTTGGTTTACCTGGTCGTGGTCCTTTAGATAGAATTGTTAACTTCCGCAACCCTCCTGGTCCCTTAGGTGGCCCTGGAAGAGGTCCTCGTTTTGGTAACCCTCCTGGTCCCTTAGGTGGCCCTGGAAGAGGTCCTCGTTTTGGTAACCCTCCTGGTCCATTAGGTGGCCCTGGAAGAGGTCCTCGTTTTGAAGAAGTAGAAATTATTGGTGAAGAGCCTGTACAAGATTATCGTGATATGAAGAGGGCAAAGGAAAATGCTGCTGGAATGAGAGGTTCTGAATTAAGTCATTCCACTAATTCTACGGGTGGTGGATCTGCTAAACAAAAACCTCAGAAACCAGAACCAAGAAGTAGAGAGTTTTCTCACGGTGGTAGTTCTCAACCAAGAAGTAGAGAGTTTGCTCGTGAAGAAGTAGAAACTGATCTTTTTGACGTTATTCTGGAATATCTAGTTGCAGAAGGATATGCTGATACAAATAAAGCAGCTCTTGCGATTATGGCAAATATGAGTGAAGAGTGGAAGCAAAGTATTGTTGAGGGAGATGCTCTAAGAAATACTATAAAAACCCTTGAAGGTAAAAGAGATGCTATGAATGCTAATAAACCAGGTAGTGCAAATACTGCTGCTCCTGGCAAGCAAAGTGTGGGTGCTGCTACATACAAGGCATATCAAAGACTCGGAGGAGTTTGAGACCACTTCCTAAACTGGCACATAAGAGGGTTTCACCACCCTCTTTTTTTGTATAATGATTTCATACGCATCAGACCTATGACCGTTCGCCACGAAATCAAGTCCCAACTTGCCAAACTGCTTGCCACAGAAGACCTTGTGGTTGAGCATAAGAAAGTGGAGACTGCTTGTTTCAACGTTCATACTCGTGTGTTGACTCTTCCTTTGTGGGAACGTGCAAGTGGCATTGTTTACGATCTTCTGGTTGGGCATGAAGTAGGACACGCTCTCTATACACCTGATGAAGATTGGATTAAGACTCATAAGATTCCTCCTCAGTTTGTGAATGTTGTTGAGGATGTTCGCATCGAAAAACTGATGAAGCGTCGTTATGCTGGTCTGGCAAAAACTTTCTTTAATGGTTATAAAGAACTTGCTGATGAAGATTTTTTCCAAATTGGTGATGATAATATTGGTGAGTACAACCTTGCAGATAAGGTAAATCTTTACTATAAGATTGGTAGTTTTGTAAAAGTTCCCTTTACAGAATTTGATGAAATGCCCATCGTTCGTATGATCGGTGAGTGTGAAACTTTTGCTGATGTTCTCATTGCAGCAGAGTTTCTTTACAATTTTTGTAAGAAAAAGCAACAGGAAGAGACTAAGACCCCAATTGATAACCTGGAATCCCAATCTTCTGGTGCGAATCAACATCCTGCATCTGATTTTGTGGACCAGCAAGAAGGTGAGAATGATCAATCTGAATCTAGTGGTGAATCTCAACCTCCTACAACAAGTGAAACTGGTCAGGAGAAGCAACCTACTTCTCAGGGTGGAGAGATTGGCGATGAACCAGAAGTCAAGACAATGGACTCTCTGGAAGAGGCATTGAAAGATCTTGTTAACAATGATGGATATGAAAATGTCTATCTGGAATTGCCTCAACTCGATCTCGATAAGGTGATTGTTCCTAATTCTGAGATTCATGCTAGGTGTAAAGAATCTTGGGATGGATTTCTCCAAGATCGTGATTGGAAGTATGAGGATGTATTTGGTGGAGTTGATAGTGACTATGCTTCATTCAAAAGGTCAGCACAGAAAGAAGTCAACTATCTGGTAAAAGAGTTTGAATGTCGTAAGGCAGCAGATTCTTATGCCCGTGCCACTACTGCACGCACTGGTGTTCTGGATTGTACTAAACTTCATACTTATAAGTACAATGAAGACCTCTTCAAGAAAGTCACTACTCTTGCTGATGGTAAGAATCACGGATTGGTCTTTGTTCTGGACTGGTCTGGATCTATGAGTGACGTGATGATGGATACTGTCAAGCAACTGTTCAATCTGGTTTGGTTCTGCAAAAAAGTTGCGATTCCGTTTGAGGTTTATGCCTTCACCACTGATTATCCTCTTGTCAAATATGATGAGGATGGTAAGGCAAATCTGCGTCAACTTGCCTATCAAAAAAAGGATGGTCTTGTTCAAGTTGGTGAGTGGTTTTCTATGATGAATCTTCTCACCAGTAAAGTCAATGGTAAGACTCTTGATGATCAGATGAAGAATATCTATCGCCTTGCTGCTTCTTTCCGTTATAATTCTCACGTTTCTTATTCATATCCTGTGGGAATGAGTCTTTCTGGAACTCCTCTGAATGAGGCACTGATTTCCCTTCATCAGATTCTTCCTAAGTTCCAGAGGGAAAACAAACTTCAAAAAGTTCAATGTGTGATTCTGAGTGATGGAGAGGGTGCTCTACTCAAATACCATCGTGAAGTTCAACGCCGCTGGGAAGAGGAACCTTTTATGGGAACTGCACATATTGGTCCTAATGCCTTTATTCGGGATCGTAAAACTGGAATGACTTATTCTTGCGATTGTGACTACCATGAATTCACCGATGTTTTGCTTCGTAATCTTCGTGATAGGTTTACTGATATGAATTTCATTGGTATTCGTGTGCTCGAATCTCGAGATGCTGGTGGATTTATTCGCCGTTACTGTGGATACTATGGAGAAACTTATGAAAAGACAATGAGTGCCTGGAAAAAAGAAAAGGCATTCACTATCAAGTCCTCTGGTTATCATTCTTATTTTGGTCTTTCTGCCGCAACTCTTGCCCAGGAATCTGAATTTGAAGTTGCTGAGGATGCTACTAAATCACAAATCAAATCCGCTTTTGTTAAAAGTCTGAAATCTAAGAAGATGAATAAGAAGATTCTTGGTGAGTTTGTGGAGTTGGTTGCTTAATAAATATCTAAAAAGTGTAAGAGATGAAAACTTTTAGGCAGTTTGTTGATATTCTTGAAATGAATGATTTCGCTGCTGGCGGCGGGAATGCCAAGATGAAGCAGACTGGAATGTCACGTGCAGAAGTTGAAGCACTCGGTAAGAAAAATCTTTCAAAATCATCTAATTCTGAATCTTCTTCAAATGCTTCTAAAGCACAAACAACTCCATCTGATGGGACTTTGTACAGACTTCAAAGTACAGAGGCGCGTAGAGAACTAGAAAGGAAAGCAATGGCAGCAGGAAAATCTCCTGTTGGATATCTTAAATCTTTAGCAGCAAAAGAGAAAGAGGATTATTATAATAAGTATATGGCAAGCAAGCCCCAGAAAACATATAAATCTGGTGGAGATGCGTGGAAAGATTTGCCTGGTTGATCCAAAGACACTTTCCAAACTGTCACAGGGGGCACTTGGTTGCCCCCTTTTTTCTTGTATAATTACTTTGTTGAAACGAAACGACCTTCCCCCTCTATTATGGCTCTCTCCGCTGATTACATCCGCACTTCGCTCCAAAGTCTGTATGGCGACTCTGTAACTGCCGCAGACATTCGTGCTTGGTGTGCGATGAATGGCACCAACTACCAGACAGTCTCCAATAAACTTGCTCAATACAAGACTGCCCGTGGTCGTTGGAATCTGGAAGTGACGCAAGATCGCGTAGAAGAGATTGAGCGTTCTTATCAAGCACCTGCTGCTATTCCTGCTGTTGAACAAAATCTGATTCCTGAAAAAGATGATACCTTCGTCAAGTTTGGTAACTTTGCTGATATTAAAAAGATTATTCAATCCAGTCTTTTCTATCCCACTTTCATTACTGGTCTTTCTGGTAATGGTAAAACTTTCAGTGTGGAGCAAGCTTGTGCTCAATTGAAGCGTGAACTGATTCGTGTAAATATTACGATTGAAACTGATGAAGATGACCTTATCGGGGGTTTCCGCCTTGTTGATGGGAATACTGCTTGGCACAACGGTCCCGTCATTGAAGCATTGGAGCGAGGAGCAATCCTGCTTCTTGATGAAATCGACCTTGCTAGCAACAAAATTCTGTGCCTCCAATCCATCCTTGAAGGCAAAGGTGTCTTCTTGAAAAAGATTGGTCGTTGGGTGAAACCTGCTTCTGGATTTAACGTCATCGCTACTGCCAACACCAAGGGTAAAGGTTCTGATGATGGTCGCTTCATCGGCACCAACGTGCTCAATGAGGCATTCCTGGAACGCTTCCCTGTGACTTTTGAGCAGTCCTATCCTGCCCCTGCTACTGAGCAGAAGATTCTGGAAGGTATTGCTCTGGATCTGGGTCTAGAAGACCGTGAGTTCTGTAAGCGCCTGGTGGACTGGGCAGATATCATCCGCAAGACCTTTTACGATGGTGGTATTGAGGAAATCATCAGCACCCGCCGCCTGGTTCATATCATCCGTGCTTATAGTATTTTCCAAGACAAGGCAAAGGCAATCCAAGTGTGTGTGAACCGCTTTGATGATGAAACCAAGCAAGCATTCCTTGAACTCTATGACAAGGTTGATGCTGATTTCCAACTTCCTGTTGACGAACAGCAGGCAAACTGATAGAATGTAAGGAGGTCAATGTGCCTCCTTTTTACCCTTTACTATGAAGCAAAATGTCAGAAAACTTTGAGAGCACTTACGAAAATTCACTTCCAGATTCTTGGAA